CGCTGATATAATCAACGAACAGCCTGCCGCAGACGTGCAGGAGGTCAAGCGTGGAGAATGGGAATTTCACAAAAAAACAAAACTCGTGCCAAGCAACAAGGTTGGCATAAAAGAAGAGTACACTAATGGTCATAATTGTACTATTGTAGACGATAAAAACGTTAATCAAAAAATTATGATTATGATGAAACGTATAACATTAAAAATCCCTATATGTTCGGTCTGTGGTTGGTGCGGATATGATGAATGCGATGCAACGCCATACTGCCCTAGCTGCGGTGCAAAAATGGAGGGTGACGGTAATGAACATTAACGCAAAGAAAGCTCAGGACAAGCTGTCGCAGGAGCTGTCTGCCGCTAAGCTTGGCAAGTATGCGCAGGCGGTTGCAAAGCCTACTCTTGAGACTCTCAAAATTTTCTGTGAGCAGAACGAGGAGTTCGCTCAGGCGGTCCTGCAGACGAACAGGACTTTCGCCGAGTGTGCGGAAAATGCTGTCAAGGGTGCAGGGGGAAGTATTTCGGATATCGAGGTCTACCGCAGAGCTGTAAGCTTTTACTTCAAAGGTGCGGACGTTCATTTCAATATGACGATCGACCTGGGCGACGGCTCAGACAGCAATGAAACGGCAAAACCGTCTGTCAGCCTATCCCTTGACGGCTTGCTTGATTTCTGAGGCAGCAGTATGAAAAAGACAAGAAAAGAGGCTCTTATCTACTGCTTTCCTGCGGTGGATAAAGAGCTTATGGATAAGATGAAAGGCAGAGGTGCTAAGAATTATGTGGTGTTCCTCACAAGGGGCGCTGAGCTTTTTGCACGTTGCTTTCACCGATACTCAACGGGTGACCTTGTGGAAAGACAGCGGTATGTGTTTGCCCATGACGGATCTGTGAGATACGGCAGTGATAACGGTATTAACTGGTCTGTGCGTAACGACTTCCGTGAGCCTGTCTTTTGCAAGTGCTGTATGGGATATAACTACGATAATTCCTATTCGGTATTGAACATCAAAGCCATAGACAAGTCGGATATGCGTTACAGTCAGTATCAGCATTATCACGGTAATATGCTGATGAGCTATCTTCACGCATATTGCAAGCACCCTAATCTTGAGTATCTTATGAAACAAGGCTATGACGTAACAAGCGTGAGATACACAGGTTGGTGGGGATATCAGGAAAAGTTCCTGCTCTCTCAGCGTGTGAACTGGAAAAGTAATGACCTGCTGAAAATGCTCGGACTGAACAAGACGGAGTTCAAGACACTCAAAGGCAGCGAACACCTGTGGGAGCAGTATCTTGACTATCGTGAGGAATATCCAAAACTAAGACCGGAAGATTTACTGAATATAGCAAAGGTTTTTAAGAACGAACACGGCACTCTTGAACGTCTTGTGAGGATAACGGGTCTTACACCGCAAAGGGTGGCACGATACATAAACGAGCAGGAAATGACACCTTTTGATTACAGCGACTATCTGGAGCAGTGTGAAACGCTGGAGTATAACATTCACGATACAATGATAGCGTTGCCACACGATTTTTGGACAATGCACAACAGGCTTACTCAGATCATCAACTATGAGTATGACGAGCTTGTTTTGCAGAACTTCACGAAAAGGCTTGCAGAGCGTGTCTGCCTTGAATTTTCGGCAGACGGCTTACTTGTCAGACAGCCACACAGTTTGAAAGAGATAGAGGACGAGGGCAGGATACTTTCTCATTGTGTGGGCGGATATGCAGAACGCCATGCTATGGGAAAGCTAAGTATAATGTTTCTGAGAAAAGTTTCTGAGCCTGACAAGCCTTATTATACTGTTGAGGTGAGCCAATACGGCGGTATTGTGCAGTGCAGAGGGTATAGGAACAACGTGGTACAAAACGGTGGTGAGGACAAACCGCAGGAGATAAAGGACTTTGAACAGAAATATCAGCAGTATCTTGACAGGATATTTGCAGAAAAACGAAAGGAGCGTAAAACAGCGTGAACGAACTATCGGCAGAATATATCAAGGCGGCTGAGCTTGACCGCAGGATAAAGACCTCAGCTCAGCTTGCACAGCAGAGTCTTTACGATATGTGTATGGGCTTTAAGGAAATGAGGGACAGCAGGCTTTACAAGGAGCTGGGGTATTCTGATTTCGGGGAGTACTGTGAAAAGGAAACAGGTTTTTCAAAGATGAATGTATACAGGTACATTTCGATCGCTGAAAATCTGCCACAGGATTTCGTAACCTCGAGGTTACAGATCGGAGTTAAAAAGCTGACACTTCTTGCTAAGCTTTCCGATGAAGAGCGAACAGAGCTTGCGGAAAATATCGACCTTGAAAGCACTACTGTCAAGGAGCTCAAAGCAAAAATAGATATTTTGCAGAATGAGCGTGACAGAGCCATGAAGTCAAATGCAGAGGCAAGCCATCAGGTCTTTATGGCGGATAAAAAGGTGCTTGAAATGAAAAATAAGGTAACACAGCTTGAAGCCGAGATAAAGGAGCTTGAGAGCCGTCCTATCGAGGTGGCTGTGGAAACGGACAGTAAAGAGGTGGCGAACCTTAAAGACGCCATGCGGCGTGTTGACCTTGACTGGTCGGAAAAATATTCAAAGCTTGAAGAAGACAGCCTGAAAGACCGCAGAGAGCTTTTGCAGAAAGCTGAGCAGGCTGAAAAGGATAAGCAGGACAAGCTTTCACAGCTTCGTGAAGAGCTTGACAGAACTAAGGCGGAGTATGAGAAAAAGCTTGCGGGGAAGGCGGATATCACGCCAACGCAGGACGATAAAGCCATATTCAAGGCTTATCTTTCCACCGCTGTTGACAGCGTAACAAGGCTCGTGGGCTTTGTGAACGAGCATAATGACAGCGACAATTACGGACTTTTCACACAGAAAGCAAGACAGCTTGCGGATATAATCAATTCAAAACTGGAGGTATAAAAATGAAACTTTATGAGCTTACAAACGATTTTCAGAGGCTTTTTGACAGCCTTGAAGATATGACGGAAAATGCCGAGCTTACGGCAGAGGAAAAGGCTGAGGCTGAAAAGGTGTGGTTTGATACCCTTGAATGCGTTGAGGCTGAGTTTACGGACAAGGCAGAGAACGTTGCGGCTTATGTCAAGGTGCTGAGCAGCGAGGCGAAAATGCTTGAAGCAGAGGAGAAAGCCCTCAAAGCAAGACGTGAGCAGAAGGTCAAGCAGGCAGAGAGCCTTAAAGCTTATCTTATGAACAGTATGCAGAGGGTCAACCTTAACAAAATAGAGGGCGTTATGGCTAAGATAAGCATTACAAAGGGCAGGGAAAGCACCGAGATAACAGACCCGAAAGCCTTTGTGGAGTGGGCAAAGGTCAATGATGACAGCCTGCTGAAATACAAAGATCCTGACATAAGCAAGACGGCTGTCAAGGCGGCTATCGAAGCAGGCAGAGAGATCCCCTATGCGGCAGTTGTCCGCAGACCGGGACTGACCATAAGATAAGGAGGGAAAGAGAATGGGACTTGCAATACTTGTATTAGGCTTTTCGGGAAGCGGCAAATCTGCTTCCCTGAGAAATTTCAAAGAGGACGAGCTTGCACTTGTGAACGTGAACGGAAAACAGCTTCCGTTCCGCACGCAGTTTAAGTCAACGATACATACCGACAATTACGGTGAGATAGAACGCTTTATGAAAGCTCAGACGGCAAAGTCCATAGCCGTTGACGATAGTCAGTATCTTATGGTGAACGAGTTTATGCGCCGTGCAAAGGAAACGGGCTATCAGAAGTTCACTGACATTGCAAAGAATTTTTGGGAGCTTGTGAGAAGCGTTGAAATGCTTCCGGAGGACGTTATCGTGTATTTTCTCAATCACCTTGATACAGGCGAGGACGGCAGGCAGAAAGCTAAAACTATCGGCAAGCTGCTTGATGAGAAGATAACTGTCGAGGGTATGTTCACAACTGTGCTTAAAACTGTTGTGGTTGACGGCAAGTATCTTTTCGCCACTCAGACGGACGGCACTGACACCTGCAAAAGTCCTATTGGGCTGTTCGACAGTATGTACATAAGCAACGATCTGAAACTTGTTGATGAAGCGCTGAGGACATACTATCACCTTGCAGACGAACATATCTGCTCAGAGTGCGGAAAGACGATAATGTCAGACGGCAGGCGTACTGTTCAGCAGATAATAGACGGCTCGATGAAGAATTACGGCAAACAGCTTTGCATGAAATGCGTTCTGAAAAGGGTAAAGGCGGCGAAGTCCAATGAAACTGCGAACGTATCAGAATGAGCTGGTGGAGCAGGTAAGAAAGGCGTGGAGAGCAGGGTATAAAGCACCCTGCATAGTCCTGCCCTGCGGCGGAGGAAAGTCCTGCATTGTGGCTGAAATGGCAAGGCGAACGACCTTTAACGGCAAGCGTGTGCTTTTTCTCGTCCATAGACGTGAGCTTGTGGAGCAGATAAAAAAGACTTTTATTCGCTGGGGCGTTGATATGAAACTCTGCGAGGTGGGTATGGTGCAGACTATTACAAGACGGCTTAAAAAGCTTGCCAGACCTGCACTTATCATAACTGACGAAAATCATCACAGCCTTGCTCAATCCTACAAACGCATATACGAATACTTTTCAGACGTGCCGAGAGTGGGCGTTACAGCGACCCCTGTTCGCCTTAATGGTGACGGGCTTGGTGACGTGAACGACAAGCTTATCATTGGCGTATCCGCAAAATGGCTTATTGATAACAACTGTCTTGCACCTTATGACTACTATGCCCCTGACGTTGCCGACCTTACAGGACTTCACGTTTCTCACGGAGAATATATGGCGGCGGAGATAGAGAAAGCTATGGTGAAAAACACTGTTTTCGGCGACGTCATAAAGTATTACAAACAGTTAGCAAATGGCAAAAAAGCGGTATGCTACTGTGCTTCCGTCAGACATTCTCAGCGAACGGCAGATGTGTTTAATGAAAACGGCATAAAGGCGGCACACATTGACGGCTCGACCCCAAAGGCAGAGCGTGACAGCATTATCTCAGCTTTCCGCAGGGGAGATATAACTGTGCTGTGCAACGTCGACCTTATCTCGGAGGGCTTTGACGTTCCTGACTGCGAGTGTGCCATACTCCTGCGACCGACCAAGAGCCTTACTCTTTACATTCAGCAGGCTATGAGATGTATGCGGTACAGACCTAACAAAAGAGCCGTCATAATCGACCATGTTGGCAACTATGCAAGGTTTGGTATGCCTGACGATGACAGAGAGTGGAGCTTGGAGAAAAAGCCAAAAGCTCAGCATAAAAAGCAGGAGCAGAGCGACAAGGTGAAACAATGCCCCGAATGTTTCTATACTTTCTCTGCTCCTCCTGCGGGGGTGAAAGTATGCTGTCCTCACTGCGGATATGAGTTCCCTTCAGCCGAGAGAAAGCTTGAAACAGACAGCAGCGTGGTTCTTGTAAAGGTGGAGGGATTTAAGCTTGACTTTTCAAGTCCTGCCGATTGTCATACCTATCCCGAACTTTTGCAGTATGCGAAAAATCACGGTTACAAATCAGGCTGGGCGTATTATCAGGCAAGGCAAAGGGGGCTTATAGGTTGACGGAAGAACACAGGATACAAAACGAGATACGCTGTGCGGTATCGCCCTACTGCACTGTCTTTCGTGTGAACGTTGGCGAGGGGAAAACTGTTGACGGCAGATATTTCACCACAGGTGTGCCGAAAGGTTTTTCAGACCTGTTCGGCGTAAGGCATAAGGACGGCAGAGCTGTCTTTATCGAAGTCAAAACAAAGTCGGGACGAGTTCGTCCCGAGCAGAAGAATTTCATAACAAAAATGCGTGAGTGCGGAGCATTGGCAGGCATATGCCGCTCAGCAGAGGACGCAGTAAATTTACTAATGGAGGAATAAAAAATGGGATTTAAGTCAAATCAATCAGAGGCATTTCAGAACGGTATCAAGCCTGAGGGCGACTATGAGTGCATCATAACCGCTATCGAGGAACGCACAACAAAGAAAGGCTCGGTGGGTCTTAACTTCACTCTCGTCATCAGAAATGACGTGCAGGGGCAGAAATACGGCAACTCCTGCCTGTTTCACACCATATGGAAAAAGCATGAGCCTAACGAGAACGATATGCAGGTGGAGGGCTACAACTTTGCTCAGCTTATGGCAATGGGCAAGGCGGCTAAGCTTCCTGACGGCAAGGAGTATGACAGCCTTAAAGCATACTGCACCGACCTGCTGAACAAGTGCATAAGGGTCAACCTCAAGCACGAATCAAACCCTAATTACAAAAACGGAGAGCCGCAGGAACGCATTAATTTTGTCAGCCCTACAAAGTATCCTGAGTGCAAGCATAAGTTCAAATCCTCTGCACCGAAGGCGGACAGCTTTGCGACTAAGCAGACGGGCTTTGCAACGCCTAAGACAAATACGCAGGCTGACAGCGCCATAGGCTCCCTTGAAGATTTTGAGGACGTGCTTACAGACGACGGCGTGCCGTTCTGATTTCTGAGAAAAGCGAAAAGTCATAGTGCTTTTGCATAAAAACGCAGACGATATTTTGTGCAAACAAATGATTTATATTTTAATTTGGCAACATTTCTGCAATTGTTGCATTTTTAATGCAACTTTTTGGACGTTTTTCGGGGATAAGTGAAAGGCTTTGACTTTTCAAAATTTATGTTAGGAGTTGGATATATGTACGAACAAATACCGCAGGAGCTTAAAGCCCTGCCAAACTGGATATGCTGGGACGCTGTGCCTGATGAAAAGAGAGGGAAGATAAAGAAAGTGCCGATAAACGCACTTACAGGCGGAGGGGCTATGTCAAATAACCCCTCTACTTGGTGCGATTTCGATACGGCTGTGAGAGCCTCAGAAAAACATTCGGGCATAGGATTTATGTTCGGCGGCTGTCCATATTTCGGTGTTGACATTGACGGCAAAGAGGAGGAGCTTGAGGCATACCAGAGGGGAGAGAACGGCAACATCATATCTGAATTTATCTCCACCCTGCAAAGCTATACTGAGATATCTCAATCGGGCAAGGGCATACATATCATATGCAGAGGAACGCTCCCAAAGCGTGGCAGACGTAAAGGCTCAGTTGAGATGTATGAGAACGGCAGATTTTTCGTTATGACAGGTAACTCCTGCTCAGAATATGATAGCATCGCAGAGTGTTCCGACAGCATAAAGCCATTGCACGAAAAGTACATAGGAGGCGGTCACGAACCTGTGGCAAAGGCTGTTCCTGCTGTCAGACTTGACACCGCAGACCAGATAATCAAAGCGGCGGCAGGTGCAAAGAACGGCGGAAAGTTTGTTTCCCTCTACAGTGGAAGAACCGCAGGATATGCTTCGCAGAGTGAAGCTGATATGGCGTTCTGCTCGATGCTTGCCTTCTGGACAGGCTGTGACGCAGAGAAAATGGATATGATATTCCGCTCCTCAGGTCTTATGCGTGAAAAGTGGGACAGGGCTCAGAGCGGTTCGACCTACGGCGCACTCACGATACAAAAAGCCATTGCCGATTGCGACAAGACCTATTCGCCAAAGTTTGCAGGGGGATTTTCTCTTAACTTCAAGTCACCCTCTGAGCCGATTTCTGTGGGTGCTGTGGAGCAGGAAGAAGCCAAGCCAAGACTTTATTCATTTGACGATACGGGCAACGCAGAACGCTTTGTTGACCTTTTCGGCGAGCAGGTGAGATACTGTTATACAGACAAACGCTGGCTTTGGTATGACGGCAGAAAGTGGTGTACCGATATGACAGGCACAGTTAAACGCCTTGCTGACAAGGCTGTGGCTTGCATGGCGGCAGAGGCAAAGGTGTACGCTCAGCTTGACGCAGACGAGGGAACGGATATGGCGAAAGCTTTTGAAAAGCATATGAAGTCCTGCCGTTCTAACAAATCAAAGAACGCAATGCTAAGCGAGGTCATGCACCACGTTCCTGTTCTGCCTGCTCAAATGGACAGATTTAAAACTGTTCTCAATACACCGGGGGGAGTGATAGATCTTCGCAGCGGCGGCATATCTCCTCACGACCCTATGACATATCTGACGAAAATGACAGCCGTTGAGTATTCAGAGAATGCCGACTGTCCTCGCTGGCTTGCCTTTCTTGACGACATTTTCAGAGGGGATAAAGACCTTATCAGATACGTTCAGAAAGCTGTGGGATATTCCCTGACAGGCTCGACCACCGAGCAATGTGCGTTCTTTCTATACGGAACAGGACGAAACGGCAAGTCAACTTTCATTGATATCATAAGGGATATTTTCGGTGACTATGCGGCAAATATCCAGCCTGAAACTATTATGGTACGCAGTAATCAGAGCACCGCCATAAACAGCGATATTGCAAGGCTCAAAGGTGCAAGGCTCGTGACAAGTGTTGAGCCTAACGAGGGCGTTCGTATCAACGAGGGCCTGCTCAAACAGCTTACAGGCGACGATACTGTTACGGCAAGAAAGCTTTACGGCGACGAGTTCGAGTTCAAGCCTGAGTTCAAGCTTTGGATGGCGACAAACCATAAGCCTGTCATCAGAGGAACGGATACGGGCATTTGGCGAAGGATTCATATGATACCCTTCACTGTGCAGATACCCGAAGAAAAGATAGACCGCAGGCTGAAATACAAGCTGTCGGCGGAGCTTACGGGCATATTCCGCTGGGCGGTCGAGGGCTGTCTGCTGTGGCAGAAAGAGGGGCTTAAAATGCCTCGTGCCGTCCTTGAAGAAGTGAGGGAGTACCGCCGTGAAATGGACGTTATCTCCGCATTTGTTGAGGATAAGTGTACTGTGGGCAAGGGTCTGAGCGTTAAGTCAAGTCAGCTCTTTGCGGCATATCTTAACTGGGCTGAGCAGAACAATGAATATCGTATGAGTTCAACAAAGTTCGGTATGGAGCTTGCAAAACGCTTTGAGAAAGTAAAAGGCAGAGGGTGCAATTATTATTCAGGTATAACCCTTGACGAACAAGTGTAAGTATCTGTAAGTGTGGAGGGTTGTGGATAGGTTGAGGGGTTTTCTTAACCTTTCGTATATGAAAATAAAAAAAATATATATAAAGAAAGAGTTCTTGAAAAACAGCGAAAACCCTCCACAACCCTCCACAAAAGGGGGTATCAACTATAAAGATAGATTTCAAAAGAATGTCACAAGAAGAGTTCGCACGATATGAAGATATGGCGATAGACGGCAGGCTTATCTATGACGAGTATCCTGCTGAGGAATATAAGTATTTCTCGCAGTTATCAAGACTTGGCTACAAGAACAGGCATGAGGGCTGGTCGAAAGAGATATGCGAGGACAAGCAGGCGGAATACAAGCGGGAGTATCTTCATAGCAAAGAGCGAAACGGCAGGTTTTTTAGACAAGCCTGCATAATGCAGGAGAATATCCGCAGAGGGCAGACAACGGTCTGGAAGATAAACAAAACGCAGGACAGGGAAGAAAAGCTCAAATACGCATTGCAGGCACTGGAACTGATACTCTGCGACGAGGGGCTTGCGAAACATAACGGAGTAAACTTACCTGAATATGCAGGCTGTGAATACTGCAATGGAGTGACAGAGTGGAGCGAAAAGCTTGGAGCGGACGGCAAGGAAGTCCGCTTTGAGTTCTGTCCTGTCTGCGGAAGAATGATCGAGGAGGGATAAAGGTTGACAGCAGAAGAATATTTGAACAAGCTGGTGGATATAGACAAGCGTATATCGGCGATAAGGCGTGCCATAGAAAAATGCTATGCAAGGGCTGAGAGTACATCGCCGCAAAGCTCCGATATACCGCCCAGCTTTACAGGCGGCACGTCAAGAAAGATAGAAGACAGCGTTGTGATGATAGCGGACTATAAGACGGAGCTTGAAAAGCTTTGCAAAAGTTACGAACAGATGTCATACAATGTATTGTGTATCACGGACAGTATGCCTGACAGCAGACTTGCGGCGTTGATAATCAACAAATACATAAACGGAATGTCATGGGAACGAACAGCTGAGGCTCTTGACCGTGAGGTGAATTACACTCGCAAGGTGCTTGGTCCGAATGCGATAAAAATGTTCAAGAAATTTTATCAGACACCCGAAAAAGCCCTTGTATCACCCCTGTCAAGAGAGTATAATGATAATATGCCATAACGGCAAAAGTTTCTTTGCGGACCTCCATAAAAAAAGTCCGACGGGGCGAAAGCTCCGTATGCAGGTCGAGAGCGTGCCAGCTCAACATCTGCTCCACCATTTACAAAACTCCTTATAATATATTTGTGAGAGGCACTCCTATGGGGTGCCTTTTGCGTTGAGGAAGATGTCAAAAGAGAGGTGAGGTGAATGCCGAATGAAAAGAATTTAATAGTTCCAAGCTCGAGTGAAGCTCGAAAAAACGGCTCAAAAGGCGGTAAAAAATCAGGCGAAGTCCGCAGGCGTAAAAAGACTATGAAGCAGGTAATGGACTTCCTGCTTGAACAGCCTGCCAATACCAGAGCGGACTATGAGTTCCTAGTGGAGCAGGGCATTGACCTTAACAGCCTTGACCCTGACTTCATAAATAATATGCTGCTTGTGAATGCGGCTCTTATGGCAAGGGCTAAACAAGGGGACGTTGCGGCGGTGAAAGAGCTGCGTGACATTATCCGTGATGACGATATGCTCAAACATAAGATAAAATACGATAACGCAAGGCTCAGGCTTGAAAAACAAAAGCTCGAGCCTGTTTCTATGCCCGATAAGGCGTACAGCGGTATCCCTGCGAGCCTTGTCGCTCCTACGTTCTCGCCTGTCCTGTTCGATATTGCAGAGCAGGAACATTCCGAGTATGTTTTCCCCGGCGGACGTGGCTCGACTAAATCTTCATTCTGCGGTCTGAACGTTATCGACCTGCTGATGAAGAACGAGAATATGCACGTCTGTGTTCTGCGTGCTGTGGCGAATACTCTTAAAGACAGCGTTTATTCTCAGATACTCTGGGCAATATCTGCACTTGGTCTTGATGATGAGTTTGCCTGCACAAAGTCGCCCCTTGAAATCACACGCATTTCAACAGGGCAGAAAATATACTTTCGTGGTGCTGATGACCCGCACAAGATAAAGTCTATCAAGCCTCCTTTTGGCTATATCGGCATCGTGTGGTTTGAGGAGCTTGACCAGTTCGGCGGTGAAGAAGCTGTGCGAACGATAGAACAGTCTGTTATAAGAGGCGGCGAGAGAGCATATAAGTTCAAGTCTTTCAACCCTCCGAAGTCGGCTCAGAACTGGGCGAATAAGTACATCAAAGTGCCGAGAACGGACAGACTCGTTACCGAAAGCACTTATCTAACTGTGCCGAAAAAGTGGCTTGGCAAGCCTTTTCTTGATGACGCCGAATTTCTCAAAGAAACCAATCCCACTGCCTATGAGAACGAGTATATGGGCGTTGCAAATGGTACTGGTGGCAATGTCTTCGATAACGTCCTCATAAGAGAGATTACCGACAGCGAGATAGCACAGTTCGATAACATCTATAACGGCGTTGACTGGGGCTGGTATCCCGACCTTTACGCTTTTGTCAGGGTGCATTACGCTCCTGCTCAGCACACGCTGTTCATATGGCAGGAGTACACCTGCAACAAAACAAAGAATATTGATACCGCAAAGCATTTGCTTGAGCTTGGTATCACGGCAAACGACCTTATCACCTGCGACAGTGCAGAGAATAAGTCTGTTGAGGATTACAGAGCATACGGCTTGCTTGCGAGAGGCGCAGAGAAAGGTCCTAACAGCAGGGAGTATTCATATAAGTGGCTGCAATCTCTGCGAAGTATCGTTATAGATAACAAGCGTTGTCCTGTGGCTTGCGAGGAGTTCATCAACTGCGAGTATGACAGAGATAAAGAGGGCAACGTTATAAGCGGATATCCCGACGGCAATGACCACGTTATCGACGCCGTTCGGTATGCAATGGAAAGAGTATGGAAAAGGCGGGGTCAGTAAGCTATGGGCATTATTTCAAAAATAAGGGAGTGGATAAGCAGAATGCTTTCAAAGTCAGATATAAAGGGCGTTTACGGCATTGATATCGCCGTGACGGACAGTATGATAAGAGCTATCGACAAGTGGGACAGAATGTATGCAGGTAATGCAGCACCCAAGGGAGTTCACTCTCTGCGGCTTGAACACGCTGTTGTGAGGGAGTTTGCAAACACGGCTATCAATGAAATGACCCTGAAAGTTTCCAACGATAAGCTTGATGCCATAATGAAAAACGCCCTTGAAAACCTCAACAAAAATCTGCAAAGAGGTCTTGCAACAGGAGCAATGATAATAAAGCCGCTGGGTGCTGATAAGGTGCAGTATGTTCCGCAGTCGCAGTTCATTCCTGTGGAGTATGACGTGAACGGCAGGCTTATAAAGGTCATTTTCCCTGAGATAAAACGCATGGGCGATAATGATTACCGCATAAGGCTTGAATATCACGCTCTGGACTATGAAAAAGGGCTGACTATCACAAACAGGGCTTTTCGCTCCAATGACGGCGTATCTCTTGGGGCTGAGATACCTCTCACGGCTGTTTCAGAGTGGGCGGAGCTTATCCCTAAGATAGCCTATCCCCTTATGCTGCGACCCTCTTTCGGCTATTATGTCAACCCTATCGACAATACAGTTGACGGTTCACATTCAGGCGTATCAGTGTTCGCAGGGGCGGAAGAAGTCATAAGAAAAGCTGATATCCAATTCGGCAGGCTCGATTGGGAGTTTGAATCAGGGGAGCGTGCAATAGACGTTGATGAGGCTGTGTTAAGACCTGTTACAGATCCGTTCACAGGTAAGAAGCGTGCAGAAATGCCTAAGCTCAATGAACGGCTTTTCAGAGGGGTAAACGTGTCAGCTGGCACGAGCGGTGACTTTTATCACGAGTTCTCACCGCAGTTAAGACAGGCTGATTTTATCGCAGGACTTGAAGAATACAAGCGTGAAATAGAGTTTGCTGTGGGGCTGTCCTATGGGGATATCTCAAACCCACAGACAGTTGATAAGACGGCAACGGAGATAAAGTCCTCAAAGCAGAGAAAGTTTGATACTGTCACGGCGATACAGAATAATCTCCGTGTCTGCCTTGAAGACCTCTGCTATTCGCTGGCGTTCTATAATGGGCTTACTCAAAGCGGTTATGAGCTGTCTGTGAATTTCGAGGACAGTATCCTTGCTGATGATGAAACAAAGCGTGCAAGCGATCGTCAGGACGTTTCTATGGGCATTATGCCACTGTGGGAATACCGAATGAAATGGTATGGTGAGGACGAGGAAACGGCTAAGAAAATGACCTCCGACAGCACCGCAGAGGTTATAGAATAATGCTCAAAGCAAGCGAGATAGAGCGAGTTTCAATGGTGCTTGACAAGCCACTGCGTGACCTTGAAATGCAGATAATGGAGGATGTCGTCCGCAGGATAAAGATAAACGGCGAGATAACACGTTCGGCCGATTGGCAGATATACAGGCTTCACGAGCTTGGAATGAGCAAGCGTGAGATAAAGAAAGCCATTGCCGATAACCTTGACCTCTCCAAAGCTGAGATAAAAGAGCTGTACAATGATATCCTGCAAAAAGGCTATGAATGGGACGATAGTATATACAAGACAAAAGGCAAAGCACGGATACCCCTTGAAGAAAATGAGGGTCTGCAAAGGTTGCTGTCGGCTGTATCGGAGCAGACTTCGGGGGAGCTTAAAAACATATCTCAGTCACTTGGATTTGCAGTAAAACAGCCTGACGGCAAGCTTAAATTCACGCAGGCGGCTGACTTCTATCAGCAGAGCCTTGACAACGCCATAATGGGCATAGCAAGCGGAGCGTTCGATTATAATACGGTCATAAAGAAAGTCATTTCGGATATGACGAACTCAGGTCTTCGCACTGTGGACTATGCCACAGGCTGGAGCAACAGGGCAGACGTAGCCGCAAGGCGTTCGGTAATGACAGGGCTTTCACAGCTAACCGCAAAAATGAATGAGGACAACGCAAAAGAGCTTGGCACAGACTATTTTGAAGTCACTTGGCACAGCGGAGCAAGACCCTCTCATCAAGAATGGCAGGGCAAGGTCTACAGCAAAAAAGAACTTGAAACTATCTGCGGTCTTGGTACTGTGACAGGTCTGTGCGGAGCGAATTGCTATCACGATTATTACCCCTTTATCCCCGGCATATCTGAGCGTTCCTATACAGATGAGGAGCTTGCACAGATGAATGCAGAGGAGAACAAGCCTGTTAAGTACGGTGATAAAGAGTACACAAAGTATGAAGCTTTACAGCGGCAAAGAAAGCTTGAAACTGCAATGAGAGCTCAGCGACAGAAGATACATCTTCTTGAAGAGGCAGGCGCTGATGAGGAGGATATCATCAACGCACGCTGCCGATATCGTGGCACTTCCCAGGAGTACACGAGGTTTTCAAAAGCAATGGGTCTGCCTCAGCAGAGAGAGCGTGTAAACGCCGACGGACTTGGGAATATCGGGGTGGGAAAAACCAAGATAGACTTGACGCAAAAAGATTATAGTGATATAATTGATATGAAAGGTAAGATGTCTGATATAGACGTGCGAAAGTGGTACAGACACCATAACAAAAATATCCCTCAGCTTATCGACAAAAGCAAGTCTATTGAAGAACAGGCAAGACAAGCTTGTGAACTGCGTAACAAATATCGCTTTCAGGCAAGAGAGTTAATGGAAGATCAAAAAGCTCGTAAAACCCTTGACCAGACCGAACCTATCATTTCTTTTGAAGACTTGGTATCAAATAAAATGGTACGAAAAAACATGAGCAGAGAAGAAGCTATAGCAGACACTTTGAAAACCGCTGTAAAAACACGAAGATCAGTAGATAAAAGGTATGGATTGGATGATCAGCAATGAAAAAATATGAATACAATATTTGCACGGCTGCGGACAAAGAAATTTTTGAAAAGCAATGTGCAGCATTGGAAAAGCATATCCCAGGCATTGAACGGTCCGATATGCTGACAGATGTTGACGGCTCACAAACGCAGATATATGAATTAAACGGAAAGAAGATAATCGTACACAACAGTTATTATATTGACGCTGTGTACATTGATTCAGAAGTTGAACTTACAGAGTATTTCAAATGATAATTTTACCGCTTGACTAATGTCGGGCGGTATTTTTATACCCAAATATCGGAACTAAGCACCTTAACGGGTGCTTTTTTCATACCATTTCGTCCTTGATATGACGTTAAACTGTCAGACTTTCACACCGCAGACAGAGCGGTATATAAGCTATGTAGAAAGGACAAACATATGAAAAACATTTTTGAGATCCTTGCCGCTCTGGGTATCGTTATCCCTGAGGACAAGAAACAGGACATCACAAAACAGGTGGCAGAGAATTATAAGACTGTGGCTGAGTTTGAAAAGGTGAAAAGCCGCCTTGAGGTGGAGCGTGATAACTATAAGGACAGCCTTGATACCGCACAGAACTCTCTCAAAGAATTTGAGGGCGTGGACGTCAAGGAGCTTAACGGCAAAGTCGCACAGCTCACCGCTGACCTTGCTAAGAAAGATACCGAGTATCAGGCGAAGATATCTGATATGGAGTTTGACGCTACCCTTGATAACGCTATCTCGGCAAGCAAGGCAAGAAACGTCAAGGCTCTTAAAGCTTTGCTTGATGTGGAAACTCTCAAAGCTTCCAAAAATCAGGCTGAGGATATCAAGACGGCTATCGAGAACGTGAAGAAAGATAACGATTATCTTTTTGAAAGCTCCGAGCCTATCAAGAACCCGGTTGCTCCCACAGGCACACCTGCCGCAGGTGAAGTGAGCAAGGAAACCTTTGCAAAAATGGGGTATATGCAGAGGTTGGAACTTAAACGAACAGACCCCGAAAAATACGAACAGTTGAAAGGATAGGATATTATGAAAATGACAAATGGCATTAGAATTTCTATGCAGTATTTCGCAGAGCAGACAAAGATCACCGACCTTATCGATCCTGAGGTAATGAGTGATATGATCGACGCAAAGATAGAGTCTAAGATAACTGTATCTCCCTTTGCGAAGATAGACAGAACGCTCGTTGGCGTGCCTGGCGACACTATCACAGTGCCGCAGTACAAGTATATCGGCGATGCAGTTGATGTTGCAGAGGGTGTTGAAGCCGAAACTGTCAAGCTTGAAACAGCCTCCACTCAGGCTAAGGTAAAGAAAGCCATGAAAGCGGTGGAGATAACTGATGAAGCACTTCTCAGCGGCTATGGCAATCCTGCGGGTCAGGCGACTTCACAGCTTGCAATGTCTATCGCTTCTAAGGTGGACGCAGACAGCATGGACGCACTTATGAAAGCTCAGCTCATCTATGACGGCTCGGCCTCTGCTATCTCTTACAGCGGCATTGTTGACGCTGTTGACAAGTTCAATGAGGAGCTGAACACCGAAAAGGCTATGTTTATTAATCCTCATCAGAACTCACAGCTTAGAAAGGACCCGAACTTTATTTCTGCCGATAAGTATGACGGCAATGTGGTAATGACAGGCGAGATAGGCAAAATAGCGAACTGCCGTATCGTTCCGTCAAAGAAAGTTTCACTTAACGAGGCTATCCCAGAACAGTATGTGAGAGTTGACAGCGATGCAGAGGGTGCAAAGGAAGTTGTTGCAGACAGCACAGCTTCACCAACTGCTTCACAGATAAAGCTCGGCTCAGTAACGCCTTGTGCAGAGGGTTACGCTCCAAAGGTGGGTGACTATGTTGTAAAGAACGCCGCTGTCAAGGCTGGCACTTTCTACATATGCCCTATCATCAAGCTCAACGCTGATACTGAAACAGAGGACGAAACATCAGCTCTGACTATCTACCTCAAGCGTGACACCAACGTTGAAACAGAGAGAAGAAGCACAAAGCGCTGCACAGATATATCTGCTGACAAGCATTACACTGTGGCTATTTCAGACCAGTCAAAGGTAGTGCTTGCAAGATTCAAGAAGTAAAGAGGTGCGGCAGTATGAAAGCATATGCAAGCGAGAGCTATTATATAGGCGTTTATCTTTGCGGCAAAGAGCCTGACATATCTGCCGCTTTTGACTTCTATGCAATGCAAGCCACAAGCCTTATGAAGCAATATACCCTTGACAACGTTGACGAGAACGATATCCCCGAAGAAGTGAAAATGTGCTGCTGCGAGCTTGCGGAAAATATCTTCAAGGCAGAGCAGGAGGGCGGCACTCATGGGGTATCTTCCGAAAGCGTTGGTGGCTGGTCAAAGTCATATGAAAGCTCGGATATCCGCAGGCAGAACGCTGACAGAGCCGTTCACGATATCGTGTACAAATGGCTCAGCGGAACAGGGCTGCTTTACAGAGGGGTGAGGTAAATGCTTGCAAACAGCGATTGCACGGTGTATCTTTTCGACAAGCAGACAGAGGGATTTGTGCGGAAGTATGCAGAGAAAGTTTACTGGTGTGAGAATAAGTCGGGAAGTATCGTGAAAAGCGGTATGCAGACCTCAGACAGCACAAGGGTGTATTTCTATGATGATAATGCACCGAAAACCCCTGCAAAGGATATGCTTGTGAGAGGAAAATGCGAGTTTGAGTTCGATAATCAAACGCCGCAGAGCATATCTGAGAGCATGAAAATCTTCCGTGCGGAGTATGACTTTGTTACGGTAATGAGCATTGATGATTATATGTTCGGCGGTCTGCCACATATGGAGGTGAGCGTGAAATGAAGATAGGTCAGCCCATGGACAGCAGAGCTATCACTTGGGATAAGTCCTTTGCAGGCAAGTATTCAGAACGCTTTGATAAGGCTCAAAAGTTCATTGACGCTGAGTGCATAAGGCATATGGTGAAGTATACACCTACCCTCAGCACAAACCTGAGAAAGTCCGCCACAAGAGGCACTAAAATAGGCAGCGGCAAGATACAGTATCTTGCACCTTACGCACGCTATCAGTATTACGGCAAGCTTATGGTATCCTCTGTTACAGGGTCGTCTTACGCCCGACATGGAGAAAAGAAAGTGTTGACGGACAAAGAACTTGTTTACAGCACTTTTAAAGAGCCACTTGCCGGCAAGCTTTGGTTTGAGCGAATGAAAGCCGACAAGAAACAGCAAATACTCAGAGGAGCGGCGGCGATGATGGGAGGCAAAGCGAAATGAACATAATCGAGCTTGTGAAAGATATCTTGCAGCAGTTCCCGAAAATATCGGAGGTCTGCAACGATATCCATATCGACTTTACTGACGATACGCCAACAAATTACGGCTTGTCCTCAACAGGCGACAGCCTTATAAGTTCTGATATTCTGGGCGGTCAGACAAGACAGCATAACTTCATTCTCTATGCGGTGTATCAGTCTATGAATGATTTTGACAGAATGTCAAACAGCGGTGTGCTGCTTGAATTGCAGATGTGGCTTGAAAGCTATGCAGACAAGCACCGAGATACCACGTTCACTACCATAACAGAGGACGAGGAAAGGACAGGCGTTCTTGAAAAGCTCACCTGTGCAAACGGAATGATATACGCAATACCAAACGAAAACACAAACGATACTGTGCAGTATCAATTGCAGATAGCGGCACAGTATCAGATATAAAAGGAGGAAAACATATGCCTGATTATTCATACAAGAGTGGAAAGCTCAACAGAAGTCATCTTCTGCATTATCTTGACACTACATTCGCAGCGGTCGCCTCATCACCAAGCTGGTATCTTCTCGGCAAGGACGTTGAGGACGCAAGTGTGGAGCTCAACCCTGACACTTCCACAAAGAAGAATATCCTTGATGAAACCACAGTTGAGGACAACGGCTATGAGCCTGAGTTCGACCTTGATACATTCTATGCAAAGCCCGGTGACGCACTTTATGAAAAGCTCAAGGATATCATGATGAATCGTCTTACCGGTGACGCCTGCAAGACAAGCGTGCTTGAAGTCATCGTTGACAAGACCACAGGTGCGTATGACGCATGGACGGAAGATGTCATAGTCAAGCCGCAGTCTTATGGCGGACCGCAGGGTGGCGTAAATATCCCATTCAACTGCACCTTTGCAGGAAACAGAGTGAAAGGCTCTGTCACCTTTGCGGCAGGCGTGCCAACGTTTGCAAAGACTACGGAAGAATAAATTATATGACAAACATATGAAAGCACTTCGTTCAGAGCGGAGTGCTTTTTGTTTGCCATAATACAGAAAGGATGATAGAAATGTCAATGCAGTCAATAGATTTTAACAGCGGCAATTACAAAGAGTACGCTATAAACGGCGACGAGAACAGAGTTATAAGGATAAACGTGTCAGATGTTGGTATCATCACAAGGATACAGGACGCTATGAGCAAGGTTGACAATATCGCAGATGAAGTATCAGAGCGTGAGAAGAACGAGGACAGAACTCAGCTTCTCAAAGAGTATGACCAGCGTGCAAGAGAAATGGTCAATGACATATTTGGAAGCGATGTGTGTACGGCGGCGCTCGGAAGCGTGAACGTGTTCTCTGTGGCTTCAAACGGCAAGCCTGTGCTTGTGAACTTCCTTGAAGCGCTTCTTATTGTGGTGGTGCAGGAGATAAAGTCAGCACAGACTGCGGCTCAGATAAAGCTCGAAGAAAAGGTGGAGAAGTACACCGCACCTGTTATCGCTCATCAACATATTGCTCAGCCTGCGGTCAACGTGGCGGAGCTTTCTGACGAGGACAAAAAGGCTCTGCTCAGGGAGCTGCTGAAATGATAGGCAGTTTGCCAACAACCCTTGAAATAGACGGCAGAGAGTATGCCATACGCTCAGATTTTCGGGTAATCCTGCGGATATATTCAGCCTTTGCAGACCCCGAACTTGACGAGCGTGAAAAGTGCTATGTGTGTCTTAAATGCCTTTACGCTGAGGATATCCCACGAGAGCATTTGCAGGAGGCTGTCAACAAGGCTTATTGGTTTGTGGGCGGTGGAGATGTTCCCCAGGAGAGTGTTCAGCCTGCAAAGACTATTGATTGGGAGCAGGACGAGAGTATTATTTTTCCTGCGGTGAACAAGGTGGCAGGCTTTGAAACGAGAACGGTAAAATATCTTCATTGGTGGACTTTTCTTGGCTATTTCAATGAGATAGGCGAGGGGCTTTTTTCGTCTGTTATAGGCATACGGCAAAAGCTTAACAAGGGCAAAAAGCTTGAAAAATACGAGCAGGAGTTTTACAGAAACCACCGCAATATGATAGACCTTAAACGAAAGCTCTCATCAGAAGAGCAGAGGGCTGAAAACGAGGACAAAGAGTTTCTGAAACAACTGACGGGAGGTGAATGACAATGGCTGACGGGTGTTTGAATTTTGACACCAATATAAACAGCGAGGGCTTTGAAAAGGGCTTGAAAAGTCTTTCCGATATGGTGGGGGATATCAAGCCAAAGCTTAAAAGCCTTGCAATGGCTCTGACAGCTGCATTCTCCGTCAAGAAGCTTGTGGACTTCGGCAGGCAGTCAATAGAAACAGCCTCAGATCTTGCGGAAGTTCAGAATGTTGTTGACACGGCTTTCGGAGAGTCCAAGCAGAAAATGGAGGACTTCGCTGACACGGCTGTAAAGACCTACGGCATTTCAAAGCTCACCGCAAAGCAGACAGGCTCAAACTTCATGGCTATGGCGGCAGGAATGGGGCTTGCCAATGACAGTGCAAGCGATATGGCTATGGCTCTTACAGGGCTGTCGGCGGATATGGCTTCGTTTTATAACGTTGGTCAGGACGTGGCAAGCACGGCTCTGAAATCAATTTTTACAGGCGAAACTGAGACCCTCAAACAGTTCGGTATTGTTATGACGGACGCCAACTTGCAGGCGTATGCACTTTCAAAGGGTATCACGAAATCAACTGCCGATATGTCGCAGGCTGAAAAAGTTCAACTGAGATACAACTACGTTATGTCACAGACGGCTCTTGCACAGGGGGACTTTGCAAAGACTTCTGACAGCTGGGCGAACCAGACTAGAATACTTTCTGAACAATGGAAAGAGTTCGGAGCGACTATCGGCACTGTGCTGATGAACGTTCTTCTACCTGCTGTCAAGGCGATAAACAGTCTGCTTTCACAGCTCATAGCTTTGGCACAGGGGGCAGCGAGGGCGCTCTCAGAGGCGTTCGGTTTTGAACTAAGCAACAGTGCAGACGAGGCTCAAAGCATAGTGAAAAGCACCTCTCAGGCGGCGGATAATTACAGCGACATAGCCGACAATGCACAACAGACTCAAGAGGCACAGGAAGGCTCTCTTGCAAGCTTTGACCAGATGAACAAGCTGAATGATGAGAGCAAGTCAGACAGCACTGGGGTCAGCGGAGCTGGGGATATAATGCAGCCTTCCGGGACTAGCGTTGAGGTGGATACGGGAAAGGCAGATAAAAAGCTGTCTGACTTTTTCAAGTCAGTAAGAACTCAGTTTGAAAAGCTTGCAGACTATCTTGATAAGAATTTTAAGCCTATTTTCGCTGATATATGGAGTGGACTTGAAAGAGAGAGCATTGAACTTGCTCAGATACTCGGCGGAGTTTTCAGTGATATAATGTCGCTTTCCGAACCGCTCAAAGCTTATTTTATAAACGATTTTACACCGCTTATGCAGACCGCTTTCAGCACGCTTGGCAAGATAGGCATAGGACTTTTTGACAGCTTCAACAAGGTGTTTTCTGATATCTGGAATGTGGCAGTGTTCCCTATACTGCAAAACTTTCTCACTGTAGGATTACCCCTAATGGCGGATTTTGGCACGCAGGTATGGAACACTCTCGGCGTATTGTTTGACAACATAAAAGAGATCTTCGATACCTTGTGGAACGGCGTTGCACAGCCTGTGTTAAACGCCTTGAAAACACTGTGGTGCGATACTTGGCAGAGTATTTCAGACTTTTGGAACGAATGGGGACAGCCTATATTTGACGGCATAAACGAGGGTATAACCACCACAAAGAACATATTTCTCAACCTGTGGGAAACGGTCTTGAAACCTGTGTTTGACAAGCTCATGGACGTTGCTGACAGCGTTTGGACGGAGCACTTGAAACCTCTGCTTGATGAGTTTCTCGACTTTGTTGGAACACTTATCACGAGCGTTCTGAGCATTTACAACAAAGCCATAGCACCTGTTGTGAATTGGCTTGTGAGCATACTCGGACCGATAGTCAGCAGTGTGCTTGGCAAGATAATAAAAACAGTGGGTAATGTCATAAGCAATATAATTGACGCCGTGAAGAACATTATTTCAGCACTTAAAGGCGTTGTGCTGTTCATAGCGGGAGTGTTCACCGGTGATTGGAAAAAAGCTTGGCAGGGTGTAAAGAAGATCTTCAAAGGCGTATGGGACGCACTTGTTGACATAGCAAAAACACCTATTAATTTGATAATCGGGCTTATAAATGGTCTGACAGGTGCAGTTGAGGACGCAATAAATTGGATAATCGACGGCATAAACGAGCTGAGCTTCACGACGCCTGATTGGCTTCCCGGTGATCTTGGCGGTCAGACATTTGGCTTTGACCTAAGCCAAATTGATATCCCCGAAATACCCAAACTTGCCCAAGGTGCAGTGATACCGCCAAACTCTGAGTTTCTTGCAGTTCTGGGCGATCAGAAACGTGGCACGAATATCGAGGCACCGCTGGATACTATCACACAGGCTGTTTTGCAGGCTCTTGTGTCTTACGGCGGAGCAGGCGGAAATCAGAAGATTAGCGTTACCATACCGCTTACGCTCAATGGCAGGACTATCACACAGATAGTTATTGATGATATCAACGACTATATCAAGCGCAACGGCAGGTCGCCCATAAGGGCATAGGAGGTGCAGAAAATGAAAAGCAGAGGACTTATATTCGGCAGCGAAAGGGTCGCCACACCTGCGGAAGTGAGCTTTACAAACAACAAGATATGGTCGAACAATGCAGGGCGAACGACTAACTGCAAAATGGTGGGCGACATAAGAGCCATAAAGAAAACTGTCACGCTGAAATGGTATCATCTCACAGGCGAGGAGACGGCAAAACTCAATGAGTATATCTCCAACGTTGACAGACCGTTTTTCAGTATCACGCTCCTTGACGAAACATTTCAGGAAAGCACTTTTGACGTTTACGCAGGCGACCCAACTTATGAAGTTTTCGGCTGGGACGAAAACAAACAGTTCTGCAAAGGCGTTGCGGTGGACTTGATAATGCAGTAAAGGAGGCAGTCGAATTGTACCAAACAAGTGAACTTGTGGCTCAGCGTATCGAGAGCTATTGCCGTACTTGGCGACTGTGGATAGAGAATGCAGAGGGCGTTATATCAGGTGACAGCATTATGTCAGCTGATAGCTCCATGCAGGCAACAAGCCTTTCCGACGACATCGAACTAGGTGCCGTGTGTTCGCAATCGTGGAACATGACCATAAGTGACACAGAAACAGCGTTTCTTGGCAAAGAGTATGACACATATCTGTATCTCGTAGACTACGAAACTAGCGGCATACTTTCAGACGAAAAGATACCAATGGGACGTTTCACCTGCGTTAAGTCGAAAAAGTCGGGCGGCAGTGTCCAGCTGACAATGGCGGACAGGCTGTACTTCTCGGACAAGCCATATGTACCGCATATCCCTATGCCAAACTGGAATAAAGCCGTCGAAGACGACATTTGCAGACAATTAGGATTGCAGAACGGCAATGACTACACAGAGGTGCGACTACTGCGTGACAAGAACGGCAGAAGGTTGATAGATAAGAACGGCAAGGTGCTGTACTCAAAGTATTTCTATTTCAAGGTCAGCTCAGTGCCAAAGGACGTGACCATGCGGCAAATGCTGTCTTACCTTGCCTCAGCTCAGGGGCAGTTCGGGTATGTTGACCGCTTCGGGCGGTACGTCCGAAAATGGTACGGCTCGAGCGTGAAAACGCTTGATAACAACACAATAGACCTGCCAACACTGTCTGAAAGGCAGAACGCTATCGTGGGCATTATCTGCAAAGTCGGTGATGATGTAACGTTGTCGCTAGGCGTGACAGATACAACACAGGGACGTGTGTTGGAATTTGAAAACCCATACATGACAGAGTCTTTGCTACAATCTCTGTGGCGCAGGATAGGAGGTTTTTCGTGGTATACTACAGAATTGTATCACAGATTAGGCGATCCACGTTTCGACATAGGTGACGTGGTGACCTACACCAGCGGCGCAGACAGCTATGACATACCAATAACGAATTTAGGATTTACCTTTGACGGCGGACTGAGTGCTGATATTTCGGCAGTGGGTCTGAGCGTTGAAGAACAGCTTTAAAAAGGGGGCGAGATAATGGCTGATGAAAATTTGACATTGGCGCAGGATATCACCGAAAACGATTATCCGATGCAACACGCAGGAGAGGAAATCGATGAGATATTGAGCCGAGCTGGCAAGATACACTATGGCACTGTGGAATACAAGATGACGAAAGCGAATCCACTGATGCAGATACCGCTTGGACTGACCTTTGCACCTAAGCAGGTCATAGCAACGCTACGGCAGACAGCCGCACCAACACCATATCAGAACTACTGTACCCACGTTAGTGGTTCGGGAAAGTCGTACTATCTGAACGTCTGCATGGGATCTAATAACGGGCCAACATTGGAAAACGTTCCAACAGGAACATACTATGTTGATTATATTGCAATAGAGTAAAGAGGGGTGATTAAATGACGATAACATTAAATGCAGATTATGACGTAACACTGAACACCGCCCTTTTGGGCTATGTTGGTGAAACAAACGCTAGACCTGTATCGGTCGAAGGGCTGACAGTAGACGGCGCAGACCGCTATGTAATGACGATAGACTACGGCGACGGCGTGACATATGAGGTCGATATCACAGGCGGACAGTGGACGCCTACGGCTGATATACTGCGGTCAGCGCAGACAGTCAGCTGTCAAATATGTGCAAAAAAACTGTCAGGTGATGAGTACATTCTGCTGAAAAAATCACGAATTTTCCGCCTGCGTATCGGTGCGGCTATCGGTGATACAGCTATCCCGTCACCAAGTGTGGCAGCTGACGCACTAGACCGCATAGACGCCATAGGCAGGCAGACACACGCAGATATGCAGACAGCCGTCACCGCTGCAGAAACAGCGACAACAGCGGCTGAAAACGCTGAGAAATCAGCTACCACCGCAGGAGTATCAGCCGACACGGCAGAACAGGCGGCAAGCCGTGCTGAAACCGCAAAGACAGCTGCTGAAGCTGCCGCACAGACAGCGCAATCCATAGCTGACAGCCTGCCTGAGGACTACATTACGGCTGTCGATAAAATAGCTGAGAACACAACAGAAATTAGTAATACTAACACAGAAGTTAGTGAACTAAAGGAAAATTTAGAAAAACAGCCAAATCTATTCAAGCCGATCATCGGATTAAATAAATTGGACAATTCTTTGCTTGTTGACGGAAAGAGAATCCTGTCAAACGGAACTATTGGTGACTTGGAAAGTGCTTGTGCTACAGAAGAATATATAGAAATATCACAAGAAAATGGCAATTATATAGCATTATATACTTGTATGGCTGAAACAGGTAATCCACATACTTGTTGCTATGCAACTGCTTTTTACGATGTAAACAAAGCATTTATCAGCCAAACAAGACTTAGTGGAGTGTCTGTAAATAATGGTGATTGCAGAATAGAAATTCCATCTGCTGCAAAATACATTAGAACATCATTTATTAAAAATACAAGATTTAAGTATATGTGCATCTTTGGTTCTGCGGATATGGAACTGAAAAACTATGAATCGTATCATTGCAAAGAGCCATACCCTATCCCAAATGATTTAGATGAAAAGCTAAATAATCTTGAAATTCTTTCGGAGAATTTTAGCAAAAAGGATTATCCTGTACATCATGATAACGCCGAATTCACTATTACCAAGTTGAGAAATTCTTTCACATTTAATCAAAACGATTTCACATTTGTTAAAGACGAATTGTGGCTTGCAAAGCATAATTCTAATGATTTCTCCAACGGTACAGGAATTTTTCGGTATAAGTGGGACGGTGAACAGTTTGTTCACATTGGAACAATCAACTGTGATTTTGGACATTGGAATGTTGTTGACTATTGCGAAGCAAACGACTGTTTGATTTTCGGAAACGGAGCAAATGATTTTGAAACGGAGGGCAATTATTTTGTTGTCGTTCCCCATCCATTAGAACTTGGGGATACTGCACTTATATCCGATGCTGGCATTAAATACAATGTTGATATTGGATATAAGGTGCAGGCTTTGTGGGGCGATTCCAATCTTGGGGAAAATAACATCGCCGTTCTTTTGTCCAATGATTTGAAAACGATAGTTAAGGTGCTGTTGAAACGAGACTCAAGTGGAAACTTTAACGGAGAGTTTATTGAGTTAGAACGGAAAGAAAATCTTCCTGCGTTTGGCATTCAGGGAGCTGACATTTGGAATAACACGTTGTATGTTGGCGGAACTGAAAGTTCTGGAATGTATACTATAAACAAAGTGTCGCTTTCCGATTATTCGTCAGTTAAAAACAGTGTGAAATATTATAAAGATGACGGAACTCCTTATCTCGGTGTGGTGCAGGGAGTGTATGTTGGGGGAGATTATGTTTGGGTTTTTGTCAATACCGATGCCCCCCAGACAGGTAAATGTTGTTTCCTAACCAAGTATCGAAGATAATCAACTAAAGGGAGCTATAATAAACTAATGTTACTTTTGTCGGCAAGTGGATCACGGCTGAGGAGTACGAAATGATAACAAAGGAGGTATACCATGAAGCAGAAGTTAGCGAAACTCATTGATGTAAAGTCCATTGTAACGCTGTTCTTGACAGCGGTGTTTTGTGTGCTGGCACTTCGCCGCACGATTTCAGCAGAGCAGTTCATCACGGTGTTTACGGTGGTGATATCGTTCTACTTTGGCACGCAGTCAGCCAAAAGAAAGTCAGGTGATGACGAGTGACGGAAGCAATTATCGTTGCACTGATAACAGCTGCTTCGGCGGTAGTGTGTCAGCTTGTCATAGCATCTAACAGCCGTAAAACTATGCAACAGGCGCAGTATGATAGCCAAAAGCTGATAGAGTACAAGATAGACAAGCTGTCTGAGCGTGTGGACAAGCACAATTCCGTTATTGCTCGGACATACAAGCTGGAACAGGATTATGCTTTGATTGATGAGAAAATCAAGGTGGCTAATCACAGGATTGAAGATTTGGAAAGGAAGTAATTTTTATGGCAAAGACATTTAAGGGTATTGACGTTTCACAGTATCAGCAGAACATTGACTTCAAAAAGGTAAAAGCGGCTGGTATCGATTATGTTATCATTCGTGCTGGTTTTGGCAAGTACGCTAATCAGAAAGACCCATATTTTGAGAAAAACTACAAGGCTGCTAAAGCGGCAGGGCTGAAAGTCGGTGCTTACTGGTATAGCTATGCGGCGAGTGTCGAGGAAGCAAAGGCAGAGGCTCAGACTTGTATCAACGCTATCAAGGGCAAGACGTTTGAGTATCCGATATACTTTGACCTCGAGGAGCGTTCACAGTTCGCAAAGGGCAGAGCATTTTGCAACAGCCTTGTCAAGACTTTCTGCAATGCACTTGAACACGCAGGCTACTGGGCAGGACTGTATATCAGCCGTTCGCCTTTACAGCAGTACATATCTGCCTACGTCGCTAAGAGATATGCTCTTTGGGTCGCTGAGTACGGTTCACGTTGCAACTACGGCGGAACATATGGTATGTGGCAGTACACCAGCAGCGGCAAGGTCAGCGGTATCAGCGGCAATGTTGATATGGATATCTGCTATGTGGACTATCCTGCAAAGATCAAGGCGGCAGGGCTGAACGGCTTCAAGAAGCAGGCTATCAGACCGACTAACAAGCCGACTACAAGCTCCACCAAGAAGACAGTAACGTACACTGTGAAGCGTGGAGACACGCTCTCGGGCATCGCACGGCGTTACAAGACCACTGTTGCGAAGCTTGTCAAGGATAATGGCATCAAGAACCCGAACATTATTTACGCAGGGCAGAAAATTAAAATCAAGTAGGTAGTAAGACAGCCGACAAGGAATAATCCCTGTCGGCTGTCTTTGTTATGAAGCACCAAAGCACTATGTTCTATTTCTGATAACTGCTGATTAAAACAACATCAACAATTTAGGAAAACTTTTTTGAAAAATCACTTGACAAAGTTAAATTGATGTGATATAATAGTATCATCGAAGGGAGGGCGTAAAAGATGTTGACAGAAATCGGCAAGTTTCTCAGAAGATATCGTATTGACAATGGTCTCCTACTTAAGGATATGGCTGGTAAAGTTGGAGTTACATCAGCCTACTTGTCTGCTGTTGAAAATGGCAAGAAACGACCAACCGAAGATTTAGTGGGTAAGATCATAAACGCTTATGATTTGGATTCGGAAAAGGCAATAGAGCTTAAGGAAGCTTATTTCCGGAGCGTAAACGAAATCTCAATTAGCACAGCAGGGTATTCGACCGAGCAAACAAATTTGGGACTTATCTTTGCACGGAAGATTGACTCGCTTACGAACGATGAGATTAACAGCTTGATTAAAATTTTAAATAATAAGAGGTGATCGCTATTGAATCAAGTTATTGCAGAACCTATGAGTACGAAGAATATTCTGTTTTTAACTAATACTCTTCGCAAAAAGTTTAACTTATACGATTGTACATATTTTCCAATCGTTGAGTTCATAGAGACTGTGTTACCAGAAATAGACCCGAAGTTTTCATACTTGTATGTCGATAAAGCTGAAATGCCTGACACGTACGCATATTTCGATAATGACACAAAAGTTATGGTTATTCGTGAAGATGTTTACGAGAGGGCTTTAAATGGTAGTGGACGTGACAGGTTTACGTTGGCACACGAGCTAGGGCATTATGTTCTTCATAGTTCAGGTGTGCAGTTGTGTAGGAGTGACGGCGGACGTGTTGTTACATATTGTGATCCAGAATGGCAGGCTAACACATTTGCAAGCAAATTGCTTATGCCGGATCATCTGATATACACGCTGACGCCGTCAGAAATTTCAAAAGAATTTGGCACGTCTTATCAGGCAGCAGAAATTGCTCTGTATAAAGCAAAAAAAGCCAAGCTCACAACTTGACTTTTCATACCACTTGCTATCGAAACTGTGTTTGTCAGCAATGTATTCTCAACAATTACATTATATCATAGTTCTTTCGAGTTTGCAAGGGGTTTTATAAACTTTTTTTGCAAAGGAGGAATGTCTATGTACATTTTCACGGCGTATATTACGTCGAAAGATGGACGCAGACTCTATGCTAAACAATATGGCATGAAGGCGTTTCGTATCTGGATTGATGATGATAGGGTAAAAAATTAATATAGACAGTATGTGAGCTGACAACATACTTCTGCAACAATTAAATCAGCCGTCTCGGACTTTTTATGGGTCTGAGGCGGCTGTTTTTGCGTACACGAATTATACACGATAAAGCTGAATTGTAAATATATGCTTGTGAAATGTGGAACAAACGAAATGGCTTAAATGATGTAAATGCGTGGTTTACAAGCAATTTTATAAAGCAATAAAAAGTGGTGTGAAGTGGTATATTTAATCTTTTTATTTCTTCTGAATGAATTTCTTTCAGAACACGTACATTTCCTAAGAAATCCAAAAAATCAGTATATTTTGTTGGCAACTGGTGAGCAAGATCAAATCCGTTTCCAATTATAAGAATATTCATTTTATGTCAACTCCTTTGCTGTTTGTATTAATTATAGCACAAGGGATTATCGCTACTCAACAAAAACTTTTATAAAATTTGGAATTTCAGCGTTTTGTATCTTTTTAACAAGTAATAATTGTTAATATTGCATAATTACTTAATGTGATTATTGTATTTCAATGTGAAAAAGCTAGAGCAAAAAAATAAAGAGAAGTAGTATGTGTGAACTGCTTCTCTTTTTATATACAACTTTTTAAAGTCCGCCCCTCCAGACTTCAAAAAGTTATACCCACTCTAAAACCGCCTAAATACGCCGTTTCAGCACAGGTAATACATTTCAATGCTTGACGTTTTGCGGACAAAGACAACTTTGTCAACAATACTCCGTAAAGCGTTGTTCTTTTCCATAGGTGTGGCATTAGGCGAGGTAATGACCTTGAGGACTTCCTGCGCCCTGACTTTCAGATCAGGCAGGCGGTCGGCTGTGTGCTGTGGCTTTGGCGGCTGTGCTTGGCGGAGCTTGCTTTCCAGCTCTGCAATGCTGGCGAGAACTTCTGACTTGTTGTGCTTGTATTCCTCCAGCGTGTCAATGCCGTCTGCATATGCCGCCTTAACTCGTTCGAGCTTCATTCGCTCTCGTTCAAGCTGTGTCTCATACTTGGACGTGTCTTTCTTCGGCTTGGCAGGGGATTGGTCAACAAGCTTGTAATCGGTCGCTGTGCCGTCCACAAGCCCCTGTATGTCCTCTATGACTGCCTTATCTATCTTACCGATAGTAATAGCATGGGACTCCTTACACCGCCCGTGAGCGTACTGATAGCATTGCAGAGTGCCGCTTTTGACCGATCCCATTGTGAGATTTGAACCACAGGAACTGCATTTCAGTAAGCCTCTGAGCATATACTCGTGCTTGGTGGAGCCACTGCGTTCGTATGGCCTGCGAGCCTTTGCGGCTTTCTGCTGAGCCTTTTCAAAAATCTTCTTGTCGATAATGGCAGGGTGGTGAGCTTGAGTAATAACAACGTTCTCGGCTACGGCAGAGCGGTAGTGACCCTTTGAGCCACCTCCGCCAGGCGTCCAACGCTGCATACCGATATAGACGGGATTTCTGATGATGTAAGCGATAGTGCGGGTCTCAAAATCATTGCCATGCAGGGTGCGTATGCCCTCAGCGTTCAGCTCACGGGCGATGTTGAGGTAGCCCATATCTCTG